TAAACATGAACCAAGTAACAGAGAAAAAGTCTGCACCACTTCCAGCAAATATGTTTGAAGACGATGCAGCAAAAGGTTTAGGTGCAATAGGTCAAGAAGATCTAGCCTTACCTTTTCTAAAAATCCTAGGACAACTTTCACCGGAAGTTAACAAACGTGATGGTAAGTATGTTGAGGGTGCAGAACCAGGAATGATATTCAATTCTGTTTCTGGAGAACTCTATGACGGAGTAAAAGGTATAAATGTAATTCCATGCTTTTATAAGTTGGAGTACATTGAATGGAAAGATAGAGGAGAAGGCTTAGGTGCACCAGTTGCAATCTATGATTCATCATCTGATATCATGTCCAAAACAACACCGGATGCAAACTACAAAGATAGATTACCTAACGGTAATTATATCGAGAAGACTGCATCTCACTTTGTTATAGTAGCGGGAGATAGTCCATCGACTGCATTGATTTCTATGAAATCTACTCAATTAAAAATTAGTAGAAAGTGGAACTCAATGATGTCTGGAATCAAGATGAAGGGTGCGAACGGAATGTTTACACCGGCATCTTTCAGCCACATTTACAAACTAAAGACTACCCAAATGTCGAACGATAAAGGCACTTGGTTTGGTTGGGAAGTAAGTAAGGTCGGCCCAGTAACTGAAAAAGGTCTTTACGATCAAGCTAAAGGTTTTAGCGATAGCATTTCCAAAGGAAGTGTTAAGGCTAAACATGGTGAAGATAAACCTAAGGACCAAGCTAGCATTATATAATTCCTTTTGGAATATGTGCACAGTGTGGGCCTAAAGCGAGAGTGGAGGGCCCACAGAAACAGTTATTATGGAAAGATACATAGAATATTTTAACGGATACAGGAATGCTTATGGTGTAGCTGACTTCAATCACCAAGATTCCAAAGTAGATTCTGAAACAGGTAAAAAGAAACCTGTATACAGATGGAACTTTGAGGAACTTACTAACGATATTTATCATCAGCATATCAAAGGTGAACTATCTATTGGTATACAACCCTGTACAGAAGACTCAGAAGTAAAATTTGGTGTTATAGATATAGATCCAAAAGACTACTCTAGTTTTAATAAAAAAGATTACATAGATATAATACAACAATACGATCTACCTTTACTACCAGTTGAATCTAAAAGTGGTGGTCTGCATTTATTTTTATTTATGAATAAATTTACAGATGCATCACTGATCAAATCATTTCTAACAAACTTATTATCTTTGTTTGGACTTAAACAAGATACAGAAATATTTCCAAAGCAAACACAGTTGACAAAAGATAGTGAGACCGGTCAGTTAAGACCAGGACAATTTATAAATCTACCTTACTTCGGCGAGGAGCGTAAGGCTTTAAACGTTGATGGTACAAAATTTACTTTGGACCAATTCATAGAAGTGATCAGTGCAAACCTGGTTACCAAAGAAAGACTGAAAGAAATTACCGAAGGAATAGAAAACAAAAGTATGGAAGGTGTCGACGAAGAATTTATAGAAGGTCCACCATGTCTAGCAGCAATATCTAAGATAGCAAATCAAGATAAGTTTGATGGTAAAGATAGGTTTATGTATAACTATCACGTCATGGTTAAGATGAAATATCCTGACAGTTGGGAACAGAAAGTTATGAATGCACCGGTAAAATATTTCTCAGGTGTACATGCTAATGCATGGGATAAAAAGTTTTTAGGACAGAAAGTAAAATCATGGAACAGAAGTAGCAAAGGTTATACCTGTACTGAAAGTCCATTAAGTGAGCATTGTAAAAAAGGTATTTGTGTTAAGAAAAAGTTTGGAGTCTTGCGTGGAGCAAAAGGTTCTTATCCTGTATTAACTAATCTTAAGAAAATAGATTTAGATCCAGAACCAGAATACGAATTTGATGTAACAAAACCAGATGGCATTAGTACAGCTACGGTACACTGTAGAACTGTAGAACATTTAAACGATCAACGTAAAAGAAGAAATGCAATATCAAAAGCTGCAGGATTCTTTCCACCATTAATTAAAGGTGAAGAAGAACAAGTTGTTATGGATGCACTATACACAACACAGAAAGTTGTATTACCACCGGTAGGTACATCACCAAAAGAAAAACTACACGATGTTATACATGCAAAAATAAATGGACCTAAGGCCACCAGTGATGCTGCATTTAAAACTGGATCAGTATTAATTGAAGGTGACTATGCATACTTCAAGTTTGAAAAATTTTATGACAAACTAAAAGCAAAGAACTGGAAGTACAGTGAAGATAAAACAGGACGTATGATGCAGATTACATATCAGGATTGTGAGATAGAATTTTTAGAACAGAAAAGATATCCATCAAAGAAAGCCGGTGAATATAATTCATCGACAAAAAATATAATACAGATCAATATAAAAACTTTTGAGGAAGTACCTATACATCACACTAAGACAAAACATAAGACGGATATACTATGATCAGTAGAAAATTATTCGGGCCTCCGGGAACGGGGAAGACAACTAAACTATTAAAATATGTTAAAACATTTTTAAAACTAGGTACACCTGTGGACAAGATAGGATACTTTGCATTTACAAAAAAAGCTGCAAACGAAGCTGTCGATAGAATGTTGGACTACCACACAGCATTTCAGAAAAAAGATCTAAAACATTTTAGAACACTACACTCTTTAGCATTTACTCAGTTGGGTATGAAGAAAGCTCAGGTTATGCAAGATGAACACTACGAAGATATTGGTAGGACCCTTGGTATTGAGGTTACAGTTTATTCTCGTGGTGAAGAGAACACAGGTTTTATAAACTCTGATAGCGAATACTTTAATTTAATAAATGCAGCTAGGATAAAAAATATAACTGCAGAAGAAGAGTACAATACAGATATGTATTCACAGGATATGGATAAAAGATTATTAAAAATAATCTCTGATGAAGTAGATAATTACAAACAATCTTATGGTCTGATAGATTTTACAGATATGATTGAGAAATTTATTGTGTCCGGATTGTGTCCAAAATATGATGTAGCATTTATAGATGAAGCACAGGATTTATCACCTATACAGTGGAAAATGTTTGATATTATCAAGGAAAACAGCAAATATGTTATACTAGCCGGTGATGATGATCAAGCAATTTATGGTTGGGCAGGCGCAGATGTAAAAAAATTTCAACAGGAAGTTTCAAAGAAGGACATAATTTTGCCACAATCTTACAGGGTTCCACAACTTGTACAAAGTCTTGCAGACAATATTTTAAAACAGATACCAGACGATAGAAGAGTACAAAAAAGTTGGAGAGCTAGAGAAGAAGAAGGCACTGTAAATTATATCTATAGCACAGAAGATGCACCACTTGATCAGGGAACATGGTTAGTACTAGCAAGATACAATGATAAATTAAATAGACTCAAACCTACACTAAAAGAACGTGGTATTTATTTTGAGTTTCAAGATCGTAAAAGTTACAAGATAACTTTATTTAAAACAATTCTAAATTACACACGTTGGACCAAAGGAGATGATTTATCTCTAGCAGAAGTAAAAGATATATTTGAATACACCGGAACAGATACGGAAATTACAGAAGAAAGAATGTATGATTTAACTGAATTTGGGTTCAGTAAGGATACACCATGGTACGATGTATTTCAATCAGACTATGAAGAATGTTTATACATAAGAGAAATGTTAAGTAATGGGGAAGAATTAAATAAAATCCCTAGAGTAAAATTATCTACAATACACTCAGCAAAAGGCGGAGAAGCTGACAATGTATTGTTAATGTTAGATAATACTAAAACAATTCGAGACTCTGTAGAAAAGAGTCCGGACAAACAAGACGAAGAACATAGAGTTTGGTACGTTGGAGTAACACGTACAAAACAAAATCTTTATGTAATGTCAGCAAAAAAGGAGGATCAAGGTTATGACATCGAAGGACTTATTTAATGAAGCGTTTCCACAAGACAAACAAATTGGAGGATCTCATTATAAAAATTTTTATATTCAACCCTATGAATTTATTTCAAAAAATAATTTATCATTTTTTCAAGGTTGTGTTGTGAAATATGTTTGTAGATATTTACACAAGAATGGTATAGAAGATTTAGAGAAGATCAAACACTATTGTGAACTAGAAATTAAAAAGATGAAAGATGCCAAAAAAATCAAAAATAAATAAAAGTATTGTAGTAGATAAGAAATATAAATTTGATTTAGAAATTTATCCAAGGTTAGTTAGTTGGGAAATATTTCCAAAAGATCACCATGCTGCTTTGTATGCTTTTTCAAATAAAGAAGAATTAAATAAATTAATAGAAGATAAATATATTTATGAAAAAAGAAAAGTTTGACGGTAGATCAAGACCTTCTAACGATACTTATCGTAAACGTTTTGATGAAATATTTAAAAAAGAAAAAACTTTACATGAAGAACTAATGGAAGGTTTTGAAGAAGAAAAGAAACAAAGAGAGGAAGAGGACGAATGAAGATACCTAGATTTGAAGCACCTACCGAATGGTTAAAGCCTACAGAATTTCCTGACCTACGTCATGTAGATGAAATAGCAATTGACTTAGAGACAAAAGACCCTGACCTAATTAAAAAAGGATCTGGTTCTGTTATTGGTAATGGTGATGTTATAGGTATTGCAGTTGCAACCAGTCATTACAAAGGATAC